TTATCTATTGATTGTGATTGATATACCTGAATACTACCGTTCCATATGCTACCACTAACACTATCCACAATTGAAGCTCTATATTCATCTCCAATTGAAGAAGATACTAATGTTTTAACTGATGCTGTAAATGCTAATAAACTTTCATATGCATTATATGTGTATGAGCTAATTGATGCGGTCGTATTTACTAATGTGTACATATCCTGCAGATTAAGCTTTAATACGCCTGAACCTGTTGGTTTTGTACGAAGTGTAAATAAATTACTACCTGAGATATAGAATGGTTGCATTAAGTTGTATTTATGTTGTACTTATGTATATAATTTAACAACTTTACAAACTATTATAGTGATAAGCATAAAAAAAGGGAGCACTTAGTCTCCCTTTAATATTTTTAAGTCTATACTGATTAAGCTGCGCTACCAGATACGATAGTAGGTTTAACAGTCAAGTTTCCGAAAGGATTGATTGCTGTTGAACCTGAAATGAATGCTGCTGGTAATTGTTCTAATCCAGTGAACGTTACTGAATAACCGTAAAGGTCACCCAATGCTGCTCCTGTTTGAATTGTACCTGCAGTTACATCTGCACCCTGTGTTTTTCCAACTAATAAAGTGTCTCCAGACAATGTAGTTACCGCGATAATCGGTCTACCATATGCCATCAACTTTAATTGAGTAGTCATTTCGTTAGTAAGTTTCTTCAAGTTAAGAGTTAATTCTTGAGAGAAGAAAGTTGTACCATTGTCACGAGATGAATTAACAGTTTCAGTATAGCTTGAATTACCTTTCAATTCATAGTAGTACACTGTACTTCCTGAAGGATAGGCGGTGATTTCACCATTTGCATTTGTTGTGAAAGAAGCAGTTGCAAAGTTCATAAAGTACACGCCAGTTAAGCCGCCTACTGATTCTTTACAAGGTTCTGTTCTTCCCAATGTTAAATTACAAGCCATGTTGTTTAATTTTTAATTTTGTTAATTTATTTTGAGTAAAGGGAGATATAGTTTTAGCTTTAATCTCCCTATTACTTACTCAATTAATAGTTTTTGTATATAGCGATGTCAGAACCGATACCATAAGTTGTACCAGCTGTGTATCTCATTATAATACGGTAATTTTGCGAACCGTCTAATTGAGCCATATCCAATACTCTTACTTCATTGTAGTCTGATAAAAGACCAGTACCGAAGTATAAGTTTGATTTTTGTGCTGCTACCATTGCTGAGTTAGCTAGACCAGGACATAATGCCAATTCAATTCCTTGGAAGTTTAATGGCTTCTCTCCTACGTTCATTTGGTTGTTAAATCCGTTTGCTCCCAATCCACCACTACCATTACCTGATAATGCTTGTTGGTAAGCTTTTGCTACGTTTGTTGGTATGTAGATAGTTAAATCATCTTTACCATAAACAGTTTGAGGGATAGCGTTGTATAAACTATCTAATGCAGCTATTACGTTAGCTGAAGTGATAGAAGCTGATACAGATGCTGTGATAGGTGCGTTTACACCACCAGCTACAACTGAAGAAGATAAAGCAGTAAAGATACCACCGAATTGTCCGTTAGTTGCATTAACACCTTGCCAGATAGAAGTTTCAGTTGCTGCGGCAACTTTTGCTGCAGTATAGCTGATAAGAAAATCGTTGAAATCTTTTGGAATTTCATCAAATGCGCTATAGCCCAATTGAAGTGCTTCCCAAGAATTTAAGAATTCTTGCTTACATAATTCAAGGTTTACTTGAAGTTCTTTTGGTGTAAGTATTCTCTCAGTAAGAGCTACTGTACCAGAAGTTGTGAAGTTACAAGAAGCATCGTTTACAATACTATCTACTGCGATTGATTGGATAACAGACTTATATTTCACGTTAGGTAAAATTGTAATGTACTTGTTGTCCAACGTTCTAGCTGATAGTAATGCTGCTGCGATGTACTTACCTGCAAATTCTCCAGCGTATGTTGATGTAACATCCGGCTGTGTGAAATTTTGTTGTTTTTTCATTTTTAGTGAGTTTTTATTTATAAAGTTTAGAAAGAAAAGTGTTTTGCATATTTGCAATACCAGTCTTTCCTAAGTTTGTTTTTGGTTTTTGTGCATTTTCTTCAATAGGTGCACCATCTAATTTTGGTAATTCTTCTTCTTCATCTTCGTCATCACCACCATCTACTGCTGATAAAGCAGAGTAGCTAATATTTTGTGGTTCATCACCAGGCATTTCTTCAGCCTTAACTTTATCTGCTGGTTTAGAATCATCAATTAATTTTTCTTTAACCATCATTCCATCCATTTTCTTTTCCAATTCTTCAATACGATAAGCCATCTTTTCAATTACGGATTTCATATCTTCTTCAATTGGTTCTGCAGTTTCTTCAGTTGCAACTGCTTCATCATCACCCATGTCACCACCGGCTACTGATTCTAATTCAACGTTTTCTCTTTCAGTAATCTTACCATCGGTAGTCATTACTTTAATTCTAACATCGTTTCCTTCTGAATCTTTAAGGATTACTTCATGTTCTCCGTTTGGAGCTGGAGATTTAGTTCCATCTTCTGAAACTACTTCTACCATTTCACCTACATCAAAGGTAGGAGATTCTAATATTGTACCATCTGCTAATTTAGCATATGTTAATACCACTTCTTCTCTCTCTAATGAAAGAGCAGTTAGTATTTTGTTTAGTACTGTTTTTGCGTTCATATTATTTGTATTTAGTTATTTAACAATTATATATTAATTTATAGTAATTTTTTTTGTTTTTATTGATTTATATTCCATATCTACCCCTTAACACATTTGTTACATCTAGTATTTCTTGATTTGATAATACTCTATTGTAAAGAATTATATCACCTACATCACATTGTGTAACCTCACCAGTTGCTGGATTTACAGTTCCATCAGTTGCACTTCCTCTATTAATTGCCAATCCATTAAATCCTTTTGTTGTTGTATCGTTAGCTGCATTTACTACAAAATTACCATTTAAGAAAAAACTTGCAGATACATTTGCTATATCTCTAACACCTGTTGAAATTCTCCATTGAGTATCGTATATTGAACCTGAAATTATTATAAAATCAGTAGTATTATACCAAGCACTAGAGTATTCAGTATCTCCTCCACCTCCACCTCCGCCATATGTAGGAAATAGCCAGTTATTACTTCTACCATCTAATAATCTACCATGTCTATCAGAAGAACTACCACTATATCTAGTAGCTACAAATATTGTGTATGCAGATGATGTAAAGTTTAAAGTATTAGAACCTGTTATTATCATAGCTGATGAAGTAGTAAAATTAACTACACCTCCATTTGCTGTTGATGCTTTTACAGGTGTTGCACCTACCATACTACCTGTTATATCTCCATATGTTGAAATCCAATTATTTCCAGTAACAAAAGTTTCACCATCAAGCCAAAACACTAATGATGCAGTTGATATTGGATATGGGTAATCAGCTATTTGTAAACTAACATTAGTATTTCCAACATAATAACTTGAATCATTAAATGGTATTGTACCTAAGTACCCCTGATAAACTAAGTCTGCCATATTAATATTTTTATGCTTTGCTTAATGTTCTAACAAAAGTTGCAACTGAATTACTTAAGTTAAATGCTTGTGTATCTGTTAATCCACGACCAATTGTATCAATTACATGCTTTCTAGGAGAGTTTCTAAAAGTATTAGTACCATTATTTTCTGCTGCTAAATAAATTGTACGATTGGCTGTTGAAGTTCCACTAACTCCAGTTCCTAATTTAGTTCCATTCTTCCAACCTTGAGTACCAGTTCCAGACCTATTAACAATATAATATCCTATTGTAGCTGTATTTGCCGATGTAACAAATCCACTAGAAACATTAGAGTTGTACCAAATAGCATAAAAGTTATTATCAGTCCATCTTGTTGCTATTGTAGATTCACCACCAGCATTAAAGTCACCACAACCAATATCAATAATAGCACCATTGGCATATGCAATCGGACAATAATATGACATGTGTCCATTATTTGCTGCGAATGGTGTTGTTGATGGGTTTACATAAGTGTCAGCATATGTTCCAGCTGCTCCGTTTGGTGTTCCTCCTTTACTATCAAATGTCCAAGTTCCACCAAATGTT